CACTTTTCCAGGTTTTTGTGCTATATGGAAATCTGTAAGTGGTTTTTCATTTTTACAAGATTTGCAAATTTTCATAGTAGAAAAATTTTTAATTATTTATAATTTTTCTACAGTCAAATAAAATCATAATCTTTAGGTGGTATTACAATATCATCGGGTGTAATAATCGTATAACGATAATCGTGAGTCTCACAAGTTTTTATCATTACTTCATCTTCTATTTCAATTACATGCATTTCAGGATATCCATCCTCTTCCATTAAAAGGGCATATCTAACTGCATCATCTTCTTCTTGAAAGAGATATAAAATTTTATCTCCCTCATCATCAACTACAGAATATGCACCTTCAGTCTCTCTTCCATTAATTGTAAGTATAAACATTATACCATCTCACAAGCTTCTTGATATATTGATTGAATCATAGTTTTAACCAAAGATTTGTCAAGTTCTATTTCTGCTTCTTCAACATATCTATTCAAAATTGAAAGTGTATCTTCAGATTCTGTTATTTCAAATTCTACATTTTCTTCAACCTGAAAATTTTCAACTATTTTAAGTTCTGATATATTTGAACTATAAAGTTTATCAATAAATTTTTCAAATCTTTCAGTATTTGTTTTTTTACGAACAATTACTTTAACAATTTTTCCTTCATATTCTGATGTATCAAATGTCTTATAATCCAAATCTTCATAATAAATTACATAGTACATTCTATATGGATTATTGACTGGAATATGTTCTAAGGTTTCAGTATCAAAAATATGAAATCCACGAGTATCATTTAAATCATTCCAAAACATTTCATAGGTATTGCCCAAATAATATACTGTTCCATTATCTGAACGGGTATGATAATGACCAGAGAATACTTTTTTGAATCCACTAAAAACTATAGAGTCCATACCATCATCCATAATATGTCCTCTATAGGCTTCAAATCCATTCAACTCCAAATGACCCATCGCAACTTTACAACTATTATTTTTAATCAGACGTAAAGTTTTCTCTTCATTATCAGCACATATCCAAGGAATAAAAAGAGTATTTAGATTTCCAATTTTAACAACTTCTGGATCACTATAAGTTTTAATATTTGAATAATTTTTAAGTAAAAGATTTGGTGAATTTACATTATTTGTATTTTTGTAATATGCATCATGATTACCAATAATCATATGAACATCATATGACGAGAGGGGTTCTAATACAACTCGTTTTGTCCATTCTAGACTTTGGTAATCTATTGATTTGCGACTATCAAAAGCATCTCCGAGATGCAATACAGTGGTAATTCCTTCCATTTCTAATGTAGGGAAAAAAATATTAGTATAAAACATCTCAAAATAATCATGAAAAAGTTTAGAACCTTTTCTTGCTCCCCAATGAGTGTCTGTTAAAATAGCCACCTTCATAATTTTACGTTTCCTTTATGGATTTTTAGAAAATGTATTTGATCAATATCTAAATTTAGAATAAACAGCATCTTTAATACTATTATAATCTGAATAATTTTCGCCATCAATAAGATTATTATCTACAAATACATTATCAAATCCAGTCTTTTCAAGAATCTTATTCTTAATTTCCAATTGTTTTTTTTCTTTTTGAATTCTTCTTAAAAAAGCATAGTAAACAATTTGAGTAAAATAAGCAAATGGATTTGTACGTTCTACATCAAATCTGTCAATATACTGTACACAATTTTCTATACCATCACAAATCATATCATCCTTAAACATATAATTTACAAAATTTGGTTTAAAGGATAAATGTGTAGCAATTTTTAAAAAACATTCACCAAGATAGTTTGTAATTCTTGGTTTTGGATTGTTGCCAGATTCTGCATTTTCAACTTCTTTTTTGTACTTAATAAGTGCATCCAAAAAGTCTTTATTATTAACATAGTGCTCTGACCTCTTTCTCTTGGTCATAACTGTTGTTGTAATCATTAACTTAATTTACTTTAGTATCTAGACATTATAATATTTTTAGTCGTAGTTGACAAGTGTATTGAAAATTGATACAATAACCTTTGTGAGGGTTGAAAGAAATGTATTAGTTATTTTTATAGAGCTTCTCTAAGCTCTTCTTGGCATCATCAATATTGGAAATATATCCCATTTTTCTATTTAATTTGGATTCATTTGATTTTAACTTATCACACTGTCTCACATAAGACTGGTACATCATTATCATTTCAATATCAGAAGATTCTGACATTGTGATAATATCATTTAAATTAATAATAAACATATCTTCTGTGGTAGTTTTTAACCAAGGCTCTACTTTATAACCAAATTGACCTATCTTATTTTTATATTCAGATACAGTAATTGGATGAGTAACTATCAATAAAGTTCTGTCTTCTTCTTCAGAAGCTGCCACTCTACAGAAGATTTCCTCTCCTGATTTTAATTTTAAAGTTGCATAAAAATCTTCTTCTATCATTTTTTTAATTGAATAGTGGTTATTTCGTAATTAAATTTTTCTTCATTATAAATTTTAATTCGTTCTATCAAATGATTGAGTGTATAATTTTTTCTTGAATTATGAGTACAATCATCTGCAATATCATAAAGAACTGCTTTTGTTTTATTTTTACCTTTTCTCAGTACTCTTCCAATTGATTGAAGATTTCTGACTCTTGATTTACTTGGAGAAGCAAAAATAACATTATGTAAATTTTTGATATTGATTCCAGTGGAGAAAGTACCGTAAGAAGCAACAATAATAGCGTTAATTTCCTTTTCAGTAATTTCTCTAACTAATTCTCTTTCTTCAGTATCCACTCCACCGTGAATAAAAAAGACTTTACGATCATTTCGCTTATTACTATTTATCATTTCGTATAATATCTTACCATGCGCTTCTACTCTTGAAAAAAGAACAAGTGTATTTCCTTTCAAATCTAAAGTAAGATTTGTAATAAATTTATTTCTTTTTTCGTGAGAAATTAAAAATTGTATTTCATCTTCATAAGTTTCAAATTTTTGTGGAGAATGTTTAAGAACAATGCATTGAATATCTAACTGTGAAAGATGACCTTGTTCCATCAATTCAGCAGTTTTAGTTACTTTGTATGAAGGTCCAAATAATCCTTCAAGAACCCATTTATGAGTTTGAGTTCCATCTAATGTTCCAGTGAATCCAAATCTATATTTTGCATGATGAAGATTATTCATAATATTGATTAAAGATTTGCTCTTGAATAAATGAGCTTCATCACCTATAATTACATTATAGTCTTCAAAAAATGAACGCTCTAATTTATAAATGGATTGCCAAGTTGTAATTGTAACTGGTGATTCGTTTGTTTTTTCTCTACCAGAATAAATTTTATGACAATATGATTCAGCATTCCAACCATAATCCTGAAAATCTTTATACATTTGCTCTACAAGACTGGTCGTTGGAACGACTAAAAGAATTTTTTGATTCTTGTCAACATAATAACGCACTAAAGAATAAATCATCAGACTTTTTCCTGATGCAGTAGGACTTATCAATAACTTCCTATTGTTCTTTAATGCGCCGTATACGCCTTCTATTTGATATTGGCGAGGTTCATGTACACAAATAGACTTCATGTAGTCTTTTACACCTTCAAGAGAAATTAACTCATTGATTTCAAAAGGTAATCCATAAAATTTATTATTTTCAAATTTATAAGTATATCCATATTGCTTACAAAAATCTATAACTTTATCTAAAAGACCAACATAGATTTGCTTAGTTCTTGTATCAAATAAATGTATTTCTCCATTCCAATTTCTACCTCTATACTGAGGCATAAATTTTGCATTAGGAACTTCAAATTTGAAATGATCTCTAAGTTCATATTCAATATGAGGTTCTGTTTGTATTTTTAAATAAACTTCGTTTGACTTGCTAATAACCAGATTTGTAGTGTCAACCATATCCTGCCTGGAATCTTATAAATTCAATTGCATTTTTAATTTGATAAGTACGATTTTGTATTACTTTAAGAATGCTCTCTAAGTAATTTAGCATAGTTTCATAGTAGTCAATTTTTAAAGAAATTTGTGATAATTTTTCATCAGCATCAAGATATTTTTGTAAAGTATCTTTATCTCTTATTTTTTTAGGAAAAGGATTGTCTATGTAAATTTCTGGATCGGATTTGCCAGAATAATATTCGTATCTTTCGTGACGAATATTTCTTTTTTGTTGCTCTGCTCTTTTTCTTAATAGAATTATATTATTATAAAGATCAAAATATTTTGCATGTAATGATGGGATTTTTAAAGATTCTGTATGAAGATTATCTGGATCAATTTTAGAATCTTCTTCCCACATTTTTTGAATCATTTCAATATCAAAACTCATAAAGGATTTCCACTTAAATCTGTTATATTGTAAATAGTATACTTGAAACTTATATCTGCCGTAAAGTATTGTATATCAGTATCTGTAGCATCAAAAATAATTGTTGATAGTGAATATGGAAATAAGTCTTTAAATATAACTTTAAAACGTGGTACTAAATTGCTACTTAAAATTTGCAAAGTACCATCAGAATAAATGTCCATTCCACGTTGAGTGTATCTTGCATTTATAAATCCATTATTTTGTAAATTATAAATTTCTTCTAAACTTTCTGGATATCCAAGACCACGAATCCAATTTTGCAATTCCATATAATTTTCAAGATTTTCATCAACTAAAAATCTCAAATTCAAATCACCAAAAATTATTTTATCTCCTGGTTGGTCAATATCTTTTAAGTATGATGGTTGAACGGCAATACCCAAATTAATATCTGGTATATTTGCTTGATTGCAAAAAAATGCTACTTTAGGACTTCTATTTAAAGAAAACTTAAATCCTGTAGGTGATAAAAAATTGCGGTTATCTATTTGATTTGATGACATTTTTTTAACTATTTATTTCTCTTTTCCTTATAATGTCTAATACGATGACAATTAGAACAAATCATCATACATTTGGCAACTTCCTCCATAATTGTTTCAATGTTTCCATCTAATCTTGGAGCAATTTCAAATGATTTTTTTGATGGGTCAATATGATGAAAATCATAGCAGCAAATAGGAAAACTATTTCCACAATCTCCACATTTATTATTAAAATGCTCAACTAATTGTTGCTTATGTTTATCCCTACGCATCATTATGTTTAGTCTATGATTTTCTGCCTTTCTTTTTGTTCTTCCGTCACCATAGTATCCGGAAGTATTTGTAATAGGTCTAGGCATTGTTCACAATTTATTCTTACATTTTTATTTATAAAAAAAGGACCCTTAATGGGTCCTTGAAAACTGCATGTAAAATTACATGAGATTTTTTACAGCAACACGTCTGTAGTAACGGTTTGCATTAACTTGCAATCTACCTTGACCTTGACTGGTTCCTTCTGCAAATGGGTTAGCAACAATGCCGTAACGGGTCTTGAAGCCAATCTTTGGTTGGAAGGAGTTCTCACCAACGGCACGAACCATTTGGAGAGGAACATAAGGACAATAGAAGAGTCCAGCATCATAAGGGGATGTACCCTTATAACCGACAACATAGTACTGATTACCAGGAGTTGTATTACCTGAGCTCAAGTTAGCCGAATATGGGTCAATATATACACGGAATTTGCCCATCAAAGTACCAGCAAAGGTATTGCCGGTATCATCAACGCTAAGGTTAGCGTTGAGTGCAGGGGTGTAGTCAAGAACACCAGCCATGGTAAGTGCTGAAGCAACGTCAGCAGAACACATGATGATGTTGCCCTTTCCACGACGAGTTCTTTGTGCGATTGCGTTAGCATCACGCTCAATTTGGAACAAGAGACCCTTGAACTTCTCAACTGACCAACGACCGTTGGAATCAACGTCAAGGTCAAATACACCAGCAGTAGCGGTGTTTTGAACAGCACCTTGCTCAGCAACCTTGTAGATGGTACGAATAACTTCGCGGTTGATTTCAGCAAGAATCTCAGTTGAGAGAATGTTTGCCAATTCCGCTTCAGCATTCAGACCATGAATTGCCTTAAGGTCTTGTGCGAGTTCTAATGAGTACTCAGCCTTGAGTGCTCTAGACTTTGCAGTAACAGTGACCTTCTCAATTGAGAATGCCATCTGATTGAACTGGTCACCACCAGCACCATCTCCAAGTGCTTCTGCATCACCAGTCTGCATACCGTTACCAACGT